ACAGTTTGATGAAGTTTGTGCAGACCCCTTGGAATTCGTTGATGCCCACGAATACACTTCCACCCACAAAGTTTACCAGCAGGGACAAGAGGTTACACAGGGAGTTGTTGTGAGGAAGAAAGCTGTGATCCGTAAGGGTCGCCGCTCTCAATTCGCGGCATCTGTGGCCAAGCTTGCTTACAACAAGTTTGGCGAAAGGCCCATGAGCGAGGCCAATGTCCTAGTCACCAGGAAGTGGATTCAGAAATTGTTGGACGAGCCCATGTATAAGGATCTGAGAGTTTGTGATAAGAATGTGGCTATCGATAGGGCCCTCTTCCTCTCTTTCATCCCTACCAACTCTTTCCGTCGAATGAAGCTTGCCGTCACCACGAATGCGTGGAAGGATCGGAGCGACAGTAATACGGTGTTTGGGAAGGTGTTTAGGTTGTCGGCTCCTTGGTCTGGGTCCTCCTCTGGAGGGCCTGCAACCATGGATATGATCGCCTAGGGGGGCCCAGCACCCTCCACCGGTCAGAGCTGCGGGTCATCAAAGGTGTTGTCCAGCTTTCCCCAACTTGTTCAGGATGACTGGACGGTACTGAATATTCCTAGGCAGAACAAAATTGACCGTTTGCGGTGGAAAGGGGTGCTGGGACTTCCCAAGGAACGGCGCTACGTAAGAGTGGCTGGCGTCGGACCTGACATCGAAATTGTGCCATTCAATAATGACCTCAACACTTTGTTGCGAGGTGTCTGTGAACGTGTGTTCTTCGTGAAGGAGGGTGAAGGGTTTGCTAGAGCCCCCCGACCACGAGAACACCTTTTTGCCCAACGGCTTTTAGCTACGCGGGCAGCGTTAGTACCCCATCTTCCCTCGACCGCCCCGTGTTCGCATCAGCATTTTGTTGATAGCTACCAGGGCCGCAAGAAGCGGACGTACCAGCGCGCTCTGGATGACCTACGTGCGGGGCGTAGCAATCCAGAGGAAGAGGCAGCGATCCGGATCTTCACTAAGTGTGAGAAGACCGATTGGACCACTAAGGCGAATCCCGTACCGAGAATTATCTCACCACGGGATCCTAAATACAACATCAGAGTTGGTAGGTATCTCAAACCACTTGAGAAACGCATCTTCAAATCCATTGCCAGATTGTTTGGCGATCCCACCGTTCTTAAAG